TAGGTAGAGTTGCCTCTATCACCCAAGTTAATGAAGCGTACAGCATTATCTCCGCCTGTGTTGGTGTTTTGTTGTTGACTTCCATAGAAAGCGTTATAGAGACGTCTTCCTAGAGCAACACCTGCTCTGATATTTTGAGGATTCAAAATACCTTTCTTTATAATCCTTCTCTTTAAAGTTCCTCCTTGAGAGTAAGAAGCTTTTCGTTTCAACATTTTTATTTTTTATATTTCAACTATATTCCATCTATCACTAGATAATTTTGATTGATCTGGAGGATAATTAGCAAATACAACTACATGAGGAATGTTGAAAGTAATTGGTACTGATTCATATTTGGTTGATAAGAAATAACCATTTTTAAACGATTCAATTACGGAGTACGGTATCGTTTCCTTGTTGTCTCTCGTCCAATCGAAGAAGACCGTCGTCTCACGGTCATAGGCGTAGAATATGTCTGCGTGTCTTCCTCCTGTGACGACGTATCCTCGTCTTCCTTTTCCATCTCTGAAATTAAGAGCGAAGAAACTTTTTCCAACACACCCAATCGGTTCCCAATACCAGTTAACTTTTCGTCTATCTGCTTCAGATAAGAGAGTGTTGTTAAGCGTGGTTTGCCAGCCTTGTCTTGGTTGGAACTCTTCTCTTCCTTCTGGGGTGTTGTAGATCCGTCTGACATCTTTAATAAATCTGGGGTACTTAGCAAAAATATCAGGAAATTTTTCTAAGATTTCTTTTTCTTTCATCAAAGGATTTTCTCGGATTTCGTCAACGAAGTTGCACAGATCACTTCTCTTCCCTTTGGTGGTCGGAGATCCAAACTCCCATGGGCCAGCCAATCTTCCATCCCTCTTGGAACAATACTGCTTATTCTGCTCAGCTGAACCCTTGGCTACCTCTAAGTGTGCTCTTTCACCCACTATATCCTTAACTTGAGCCATTCTCTTCTTTGACTTTAGTTGAATATATCCTTGGTAGTGACATGTTTCTCTAACACCCATCTCTAACTGAAATATCAAATATCTAACAGCATCCAAATCTTCTAATTTAAGTAACCTTTCCGTTTCAGCAGTAGTCGGGTTGTTTAAAGTAAAGCACCAGTTTTTTGCAATAGACATATTTGAAAAAAAAATAAAAAAAAAGTAAAAAAATGTATAGTCTGCCTGCGCCATGGCGCAGACTCACATCAATTCACTAAGGGTACGACGCGCGTCGTGCCCTGCTCCTGCCCAACACGCGCCAAGCGGCGCGCGCCGTGTTCCATGGTGAGGGATATAGTATTACCCCTCACCTTGGCACTTGGCACAAACCATAAGCGGAGGTCGCGTAGCGGCCGGAGCCAAAAAATTAACCGAACTAACAATTTATTAAGCACCTGGAGTAGGCCAGTTCTCGCTAAGTTGCATAACGTTAATCGGTGCATGCTGACCGATGTTATTTGGATAGAAATGAGTATTTCTATGATAATAAAGATCACATACTGCTTCTGAACCAGAGTATCTGGTAGCCATCCGCTCAGGATCGATAACCATAATCATCATTCTGGTTATGCCTTTCATGGCATACATGGAATTAGCCTTATAACCAGCGTGCAAGTATTTCTTGCCGTGCATTTTAAAAGTTTGATAAGAGTTGACGGAATCCGTGCCCCCAGCAGGGATACGTAAGGAATGTTTTTTATCCACATGCCAATATTTGCCGAAATCGGCAAAGTCTGTTGGTTCTAGACCTTTTTGTTGAGGTACTGGAGCTGTTCCAGTACTAGTTGAACCGTATTGAAATTGGAGTTGTCTCCAAGCTCGTAATGGACTGCGGAATTCCAAATCTGCAATGTTTCTTGCAGCAGTGCATTCGTATATATCAATAATTAAATCTTTTCCGTTGGGATTCGTGTTATGAATCGACAACTTATTGTAACGTCTTTTGACGTAGTGTTGTCCTTGTTCAATTCTGTCAGCTTGAACCAAGGAGACGTCTGTTCCATTTATGCGAACATTATAATCATACAATTCGCTGTTAATGTAACTGCTTTCGCGAATGTTAGTTCCAACTACAGTCCATAAATCTCCTAGGTTAACTCCCCACCAGTGGTCGTCTCCAAGTAATAATTGATTTCCTGCAGCTAATGTAGCTGTAGTTAATCCTCCTGTTGCAGCAGTGATTGGCCATGCTGGAGTAGATCGTTCAGATAAGAACGAAATGCCTTTCTTAGGCATTATTGCCTTTCTAACATATTTTCTGAAACGTCTTAAGCGTTTCTTTTGTTTAAGCGGTACTCGCTGAGGCTTTTTATATTTCTTGTAGGTAGAGTTGCCTCTATCACCCAAGTTAATGAAGCGTACAGCATTATCTCCGCCTGTGTTGGTGTTTTGTTGTTGACTTCCATAGAAAGCGTTATAGAGACGTCTTCCTAGAGCAACAC